TTTCAAAAAAGCGATGTCAGCAAGAGAATACGGATACCCGTGCTGCCTGAAAAAATCTCCGTAAAATTCGGTGACGGGAAATTCGTGGATTATCCGATTATGGGTAGAGGAGATGTGTCAGCCCCAACAGGCGTGGGGCTGGCCACCATCTCCTGGCAGAGTGAATTCCCCGGAGCCTTTCGGACAGACAAGTCCATGCTCCGAGGAGAGTGGAAACCCATAGCAACATACCATAGATGGCTTGAGCGTTGGAAGGAACGCGGCGAGGAGCTCACGCTCATCGTGACAGGGTATCCCATCAACATGGATGTATTCGTATCAGAATACACAGCTGAGCCGTCCGGCGCCTTTGGCGATTTGGTCTATGAAGTAGCGTTCAAGGAATGCAAGACGATTGGAATAACGTCCGAGACCGTCAAAGACTCCAATACCAATACCAATACCGCAACAAAGCGCAGCACAACAAGCACTAAGGTATATACCATCAAATCCGGCGACACTCTCTGGGACATTTCCCGGCGTTATCTTGGCTCGGGTACGTATTGGAAAGCGCTGTACAACGCCAACAGAGTCATTATTGAGAAGACTGCCAAAAGTCGCGGCTATTCTTCCAGTAACAATGGATGGTGGATATTCCCCGGAACGACTATCACCATCCCATAAAGCACGAGAGCAGGTGAAATCGTGAAAGCATCGGCGATAACCCCTCTATACACGGTGTATATCGTGTCAGAGACCAAGAAATACAATGTTTCTGCGGCAATCAGCTCCGTAGACCGCTCCGAGGCAAAAAAAGAACTGGCGCAAAGCGTCACTCTCCAAATTGCCAACGTCAAGGTGGGCGGATCGCAACTGTCAGATTTAATTTCAGCTTGCGACCGCATATACATATACGCAAACGACGGCACGACGAGAGACGAGGTGTTCCGTGGCTATGTCTGGGGCGGTGGAAAACAATCTGCTCTTGAAGAACGCAGCATGACGATTAAAGGCTATGACCATCTAATCTACATGCAAGAGTCCGAAGCCTCGGAATTCTTCGCATCAGGCATGGCGACGGAAGATATCGTCGGTAAGGTATGCCAAGATTGGGGCGTCAAGCTGGAGTACACCTACGACAGCATTACCCATCCCAAGCTTGCGCTCCGAGGAAGCCTGTCGGATATATTGACGTCCGATATACTCGACCCCGTCAAGAAGCAGACCGGCAAGGATTATACCATCATCAGCGATAAAGATGTGATGAAGGTCAAGCGTGTCGGAGATAACAAGACAATCTATCGAATCCTTGAGAAATCGAACGCTATCAGCGCCTCGGCAGAATTCACCATGAATGGCGTGGTCACTAAGGTTGTCATACTCGGCACAGCTGACAGCGAAGACCGAGAACCCGTCGAAGCTGTTGAGAGCGGAAATACGAAGAAGTACGGTACGCTGCAAAAAATCATACGCAGGGATGAGAACACGACCCTTGATGATGCGAAAAAGGAAGCTCGGTATATCATCAAGACCGATGGCGACCCAAAGTGGTCTTATTTGCTCAAAGCCCCGGACATCCCGTGGATTCGCAAGGGAGACATGATGTACGTCAATGCCGGAGACATCAAGAATAAGTACCTCATCGTGGATGATATCGACAGAGTATCGGATACCACAAAGAACGAAATGACGTTGACCCTTTCAATGCCTTAAATTCGCCACGAGAGCGAAGAAAGCGGAGGGGGAGACGAACACCCGACGAACAAAGAAACGCATCACAGCAAGCCCGTGTGAGCGAGACAGGAGGGTTATAGATGGGCAACAACATGAAGCGGCTCGGCAACGTCCTCGCAGGGCGAATGCAAAGCACCGCGAAGAAGAATATACCGACGACGTTAGAACTCGGCAAGATCAACGATGACATGAGTCTATCTGTCGACGGACTGAACAACCGTATCATGCCCAACGATTATATGGTTGACATCAGGCTCACGCACAAAGACTACAAGACCGATGAATCCCTGCTCAACACTCACAGCCATCGAATGCCTTCCGTGTTTCGGAAGCTCAAGGGCGGCGACCGCGTGCTTGTGGCATGGATTGGTTATGAGCCAATCATTGTAGCAATCGTCGTGTCCGGCACGACCGAGACAGAGTAAGGGAGGTACAATATGCCGAACCTTTTCCCGGAAGGATATGAACAACAGGTCGTAACCCTTGAGGATGTCGAGAGGGAGCGGCCGAAAGGATACCGCAACGGTCTCGCATTTGATGAAACCGCAGGAGAATTCAAGTGCGACGGACGCAATAAAATACTTGACAGCGACGGCATTGAAAGCTGGAGGTCATGGTGTATCAACTGTATGCACACGGAGCGCTATAAGCACGCTGCTTATAGCACAGACTTCGGCATTGAGTATGACCTCATATTTGCCGCCGAATCACCCGAGGAGGCCGAGAGCATCCTCATCATACAGATAACCGAGGCATTGCTTGCAGACCCCTATGAGCGTACCGATTACATCGAGGACATCCAGATCGAGTGGACGGCTCCCGATGCTATGAAGGTCCGCGTCATTGTTCACGGTGTGTACGATGCCACCATAGATATAACCGCATACATCACCAAAGGAGGAATATAAATGGCGGACCTTACAACTCCTTCATTTTTGGAAAAATGCAGCCCCGATGATATGCATAGCATAGGCTTGGCTGCTCTCCCGCCTGACATAGACATGAGCGAAGGAGGTCACGCATGGAACCTGACTCGGTCACCCGCGCTGATAGCATCCTTTCTCTGCGAGTACATCTTGCCGAATGTCATAAGTTTAATAAACCCCGAGACTGCCTTTGGTACCTATCTTGATGACCAGGCTAAGATTCGAGCCATGAAGCGTCGAGCGGCGACTGCGGCGTCCGGAGAAATAACCATCACAGGTACTGCAGGCGCAGTCATACCGTCCGGCAGCCTGTTCGTCACATCGACCATCAATAACGAGCCCTCGACCGAATATCGGACAACGGAAGATGTCACGATTCCGGAGTCAGGGAGCATCACGGTCAACATTGAATGCACGAAGACGGGCATCGGAGGGAATACCGCCGCGAACACCATCATCCACGTCGGCAGCAAGCTCACGGGCATTAAGTCTGTGACCAATGAAGCCGTCATCACAGGCGGCACTGAGGAAGAGGACGATGAGTCGCTGCAGGCACGAATCACCGAGTACGACCAATCACTCGGGGACTCATTCGTAGGAAGCCCGTCGGACTATAAGCGGTGGGCAGAGAGCGTCAACGGCGTCGGCGCCGCGGAGGTTATCCCTGCGCAGGACACTTCGGGTCTTGTGACCATCGTGCTTCTTGATGCCAACGGCGATCCCGCCAACGAAAAGCTGCGCGCCGATGTATACAATTACATCATGGCGCCCGACAATCCGAGTGCGAGACTTGCACCGACCAATGCGTCTCTTTCCGTCGTTGCGCCCGAGACCGTCACAGTCGCCATCAAGGCTACAGTCGAGCTTAAAGACGACGCTACCATTGAGTCTGTCAGCGCATCGTTCTTGTCGTTGCTTATGGCATACTTGCCGGAAGCCATGCAGGACGGAGAAATTCGCTATTCCAGAATCACGCGCGAGCTCTCCAAGACAAACGGTGTGTACGACTATGCCAATGTCCAAATCGGCGTGAACAACGAGGGGAATATCACATACGGCACATCTAATATCGCCGTATCAAACACCAAGCTTCCGGTCATTACAGCTGAATGCTTGCTCTTGACCGCAGGCACCGTGTGAGGAGGCGCTCATGAGACAGAGGACTGAGCTATCCACCGCAATTCTGACAAGCCCAACAGCGCAGAAAATGATAGACTTCGTGTCGCCAATCTACGGAGACAGCTATGTGGGACTTTGGCTGTTCCAAGCCAACGGACTCATCCTTGACAAGGTCGTTCAGTACGCTGAAGCGTTGTACAAGGAGACCAACCCGGCAACATCGGTCTTGCTGCTCGATATGTGGGAGCAACACTATGCGCTTCCGAAGGACAGCAGCTTGACGACCGAGCAACGGCAGGCGAGGCTACTGGCAAAGCTTATGTCTCGCGGTCCTTGCAACCCAACAAGACTGGCGGCAGCCATCTCCAGCGCGATAGGAGGTATTGAGGTGCGAATCATTGAGAACGTCGCGCCCAACACCTTCAGAGTCGAGATACAAGACCCGATACCATCAATCGCGCCCGTCGTGGCTGTCCTTGAAAAGAAAAAACCGGCACACCTTATTTACAAACTGCAGGTGGCGCACAGAGTCGTCACCGAGAATGAAATTAAAGTGGCCGTAGCTCTGACCAGAGCAAATATCTACAGAGTGGAGGTGTATCAATAATGGATACATGGGCAAATAGAGCGATTACCAAAAAGGGGCTTGCGCTCCAAGCCAAACTAATCGCCGGCACGAAACTCACCATCACCAGAGCTGTGGCAGGCACGGGGTATGTATCACCCGACGAGCTGCAGGCGCAAACGGCGGTCATCGGAGAAAGACAGACCTTGACCTTTCGTGAATTGACGTATCCGGAAGAGGGAAAATGCGCCCTGCCATGCCGTTTGAATAATGTCGGGATTACCGAGGGATATACCGCCATGCAAATCGGCATCTACGCGACCGATCCTGACGAGGGAGAAATCCTCTACGCCATCACGCAAGCTGAGAGCGGCAAAGGAACGGAAGTTCCGTCCGAAACCGAATCTCCCGGCTATATTGCCGAGTGGGTGTTCTACTTTCAATTCGGACAGGCAGATTCCGTTGAGCTTGTCGTGTCCCCTTCAGACACCGTCACCATCGTCATGCTCAATAAAGACCTGGCAAAAAAAGCAGACGTCAATCTCGGGAATGTAGATGGCGCGGACTTCGCCAAGAAGACCATCGAATCCCAGCCGGAAATGATTTATGACGCCACATCGGATGATGGCGTGGCTTACACCGCTACCGTTCCGGGCGTTACAGAACTGTATCCTGGATTGAAGATAACCTTGCAGCTCTCTCGGACGTCGGCCAGCATAACCCCCACGCTGGACGTCAATGGATTGGGCGCCAAGGGCATCCGACAACCGCTGACAGGTAACAGCGTCGCCACTACGACGGCAGCCATGGATACGTGGCTTAATGCCGCCTGTCCCATCACAATGACGTTCACAGGCACGCTGTGGAAAGTGGACTTTATGAGACCATCTGCCGCGTACCTTTACGGCTCCGTCCCGATTGAAGGGGGAGGCACAGGGGCAAACAACGCCGAGGCGGCGCGAAAGAACCTCGGCATCACGGGTCTGCTTAATGTGATACCGACCGAATATACGGACGCGTACATGCCAACAGGGAGCGGTTGGTATACCGGATACGTGAAAGTTGTCGATGAGATAGACGATAGTGAATACTACCAATCGCTCGGTGTTTTTTACTACGATTCATCTATGCGTTTACCCCTGCAGATATGCGAATGGCGTAAATACTATTCGTCAACAACATATGATTATCTCGATTTTTACGTTAGTATTTCATCACGAAAAATCATTGGAAGAATACAAGACGGCATTACCTACACCTTTTTCCTCGCCAAACTTTCTTAATGTGTAATTTTTTTTGGAGGTACAACTAAATATGTCTAATCCCAACTTTGATCCCCAAATTTCCTCGAACACCGTCTGGTACGGTGACCAGGAAGCAGTCTGCCTCACCGACGTAGTGGATGGCAAGGCAGAAGCCGACCACACCCACGCAGGGTATGCTGCGGCGAACCACGAGCACGATGGATACGCCGACGCAAATCATACCCACGCAGGGTATGCTGCGGCGAACCATGAGCATACCGACTATGCGGACGTCAACCACAATCACACCGAGTATGCAGACGCCGACCACACCCACACAGGCTATGCTGGGGTAAACCATGAGCATACCGGCTATGCGGATGCCAATCACAGCCACTCTCCCGCCGCCATCGGGGCCGCTCCTGTCTCGCACACCCACGATTATGCGGCGTCCACGCACACTCACGCTCAGTCCGATATTACCGGTATGATTGCCGCCCTGGCTTCCAAGGCGGAGGCAACCCATGACCACACCCTGGCACAGGTCGTCGGGCTCGTTGCGGCTTTGGCAGCCAAGGCTGACCTTGTGGATGGCAAGGTACCCGCATCCCAGCTTCCCGCCTTCGTGGACGATGTCGTAGAGTATGCGGCTGTGGCGAATTTCCCCACCACCGGCGAGGCCGGAAAGATTTACGTCGCAACCGGCAACAACAAGAGCTACCGCTGGAGCGGAACCACTTATGTGGAAGTCGCTGGCGGCGTGGCTCTCGGTGAGACCTCCGCTACCGCATACCGTGGCGACCGCGGCAAGACCGCCTATGAGCACAGCCAGAACGGCGACGTCCACGTGACCGCCGCCCAGAAGACCGCGTGGGACGGTAAGGCTGC